TCTTGTAAAACCTTCGGCGCTCCAAACATATTGATAGATCCACCAGCTCGTAGATCATCTAAAAAAGTAAACATTTCTTTAAGCATTACGCGACCTCCTTAAAGCCAAATGAATCAACCATGTGAATTTTTCCTGTAGATACATCTTCGATAAGATCTCCGACAGAAGTAGAATGACCCATTCTGAATCTCTTAACTGATTCGTCTTCTTCCCATAGGTTAGTGATTCTAAATACACTTTCCAAACAGTCAGCTTCAACTTTATAAGTATCAGTGAAGTATTCAAGATCTTCTGATTTGAAACCTACCTTTCTTAAACCGTGCATGTAGTCCATCTTGACTCTCCAATGATCAGACTCTGCGATTGCTCCATCCCATCCTTTTTGGTTAGGAAGTTCTTGTTCTTCCTTAGGAATGGCAACTTGTTTAACGATATAGGTATTTTTCATATTTGATCCATTTGTTTAATTTATAGAACTATTATAAACGGTTTCATAAAGAATGTCAATAGTTATTTTCATTTATTTTCATAAAGTTCTGAAATAAATGATTTGACCTCTTCGAGATCAGACGAAAGGAGAAGATTATTGTAATCCTCGTAGTATGACGATCTTGTTACTCCAAAGATCCAATCTACAAATTTAATTCCTAGATGTTCCTGAGATTCTTTTCTTTCAGCAAGATCTGGTGAGTTGACCCAGATACGATATCCGTTGAACTCAAATGAAGGTAACTCATCGTTACCCCATGATGTATCTTCCCACTCTGCAGGAATGTCATAACCTTTTGTGTATTGATCCCAAGTAATCATTAGGCAGCCTTCCTTGCGAAGTATCTGCCTCTTCCTGAGTATCCAACAGCTTGAACAGCTTGGAGAGGACTTGTTTCGGTTGAAACTTTTAGGTATTCCTCAACTGTATAATTATCAACTAAACAATTGATGTAAGATTTATATGGCTTTGAACCGTACTTGAATCTTGCGATGAAATTAGGTTTGACTTTACCGATCCATGAAGGATGGCAGTTAGGATGAACTTCGTTCATTAACGGAGCTCCTGGAAATTCTCCACGATACATTAGGTACATTCCGTCCCAAGTAAATTCTTCTTTGTTAAATTTAGTTCCCATAATCAATTCCTTTGTTTATTGTTTAATATAGATATATTATAAACGGTTTCACAAAGAATGTCAATAGTTTTTATGAAAATAAACTAACTTTTTAGATCAAATAGGAATATGGATAGAACTGGAAGGAATATAGAAATGAAATCCGCCGATTAAGACGGATCCCACGTTTTGTCAAGCATCGATTGAGCGTGACTCTTGAGTATTGGGTTTGCTTTAATTAAAACATCCAATAGGTACTGTTTTTCGTACTTGTAAGCTTTGTGAAAGAACTTAGGATCGTGAGGTATAATGGTTTCGCTGTTATGTATTAAATCAGCAACCTTTATCGTCTGACTTTCCGCAGGTCCCATCGCAAAATGATCAGCATCCATCTTTTTACGGAATTTACGATTGCCGTCAGATTGTTCAGAAACGTTAGAACAGAAATGAACGTACTCGGCAACAGTTGTACCAAATGCTTCTTTTATTTCTGAAAGCGTTACCGGTGTATCTTCAACGACGTCATGTAATAACGCAGCTGCAACCATCTCTGGTGTATGGTCGGGAATTGTTTCAATTATCTTTGAAACTCCAATAGGATGCGCAGAGTAAGGTTCTCCGGTATACTTTCGTCTTTGACCGTCGTGAGCTTTAATAGCTAACATCAACGCGTCTTGTATTAATTGTTTATCTGTCATGAGTTAATTATATACCATTATGAAAGACTTGTCAACTACTTTTTGATAAAATATGCCATGAATTCTGATGGTAAGTTCCACCAATCACTAGCAAGAATAAGTTCGTCGTTCCACATTCCTTTACGATGATTTTCGTTTTGATATTTCAAACGACCTTCATCTTCATACTTTTTAAGGAATTCATTACGGAACTTAATCATATCACGATTACCTGAATCTGCATGACGACGATGTACTTCAACTGCAATATGACCAACGTTATTGTAGATCCAATCAAAGTTTTCTTCTGTTAAGATATCGTACTCTCCACCTTCACAATCAATTTTGAGAAAGTCGATTTTTTCGATACCGTAATGTTCAATGAATTCTTTAAAGCGAAAACGTTTAAAATCTCCAGAACTGTCACCATCATAGATATGAGTAATATGATCGTCAGTATTCATAATAGCAGCATGACATGGAACTACTTTAGATTCAACTTCATTAATAACATAAGGAAGAGTATTGCTTATTGCTGTTTTTAATAGATGCTGATTTGGTTCAATCATATAGACTTTACTTGCACCAGAATCGAGAGCATGACAACTAAACATACCAACACAAGTACCAACATCAACTACGACATCACCTTCTTTTACTTGACCCCACCATTCATAATCCTTATTAATAAAGAATTCTTTTCTCATGTTTGCTACATGATCCATGTCGAGAAAACCCATGTCCATATTTTTGTTTAGCGTATTGTGATTCATAATCATATCCTATTAATGTATTAGTTGACTTCCTTCCGCAACTAACCCATCTATCATATCAAAAGTTATGTCGCCGTGTCCTGACTTTATTAAATCAACGACGGTCGGAAATTCTGTTTCTGTTTCAACTGTCAGTGTAGACAACTGTCTTTGTTTCTTGGGTGGGAATAGATCTGTTATATAATTCTGAGCAGTCCTTTCAGTTTTAAACGAACAAGCCGTAGTTAAACCAAATGGGTTGTTGGCTGCAAAACATGCATATACTCTACCATCATCTTCCATTCCTAGGTCATATCCATTATAGGTTCCTAAGAATACACCCATGTTATCATCCGTTATTATGTACCGTATTTTTTTCATAGAGCTCTTTATATGTTGACCTTACAGCTTTAAAATGATCATCGTAATCAGCGGGTTCAAACTCAAACACTTGAGGTTCATTACCGTCGACTCCAATGAATATCACACCTTTCTTTATTTTGTTACCAGTCATTTCTTCAAATGCTTTTGCGTAGAAGGATACTTGCATATAATAGTTTAGAATCCATTCTTCTTTCTTTGGTCTCTTTGATGTTTTAAAATCAATGACAGCAAGTTCTCCATCCCATTCAGCAATACAGTCAACTTGACCTGCAGTTTGTACATCGTTAGAATAGAGAAAACACTCCTGGTACCAAATATTATTTATACGTTCATCCAAAATAGGTTTCATCGTATTAAACATGTGAAGATTCGCAGGCATATGTTTCTTGCCATATTCTGGATCGTTATCCAAATAGTCTTCACAAAGTTTATGAACTGCGGTACCACGTCGAGCGGCTTGAGTAGAGATTTTGTTTGCTTCTGCATGGCCAACGCGATCACGCCATTTCTGTATATCTTCTTTTCCAAGAATACCTAATACAGTAGTGACTGATGGATAACCTTTGCCTGATGGAGTTTGGTAAATACGTTTACCATCCACTGAAGCTCTTGTTAATTTTTCGAGGACGGGAGCCTCTGAGTTGTGTTCAAATAATTTCATAATATAATCCAATAAGTTAAGTTGAAAGGGTGGCCTTGCGACCACCCCCTCGATTTAAGCCACCATACGAGGCTTGAGTTCTGTTCTCTCCTTTGCTATAATGTATTCTTTAACTAAACCACTTCTTACGATATCTTCAATTCCAAATTGAACTACCCTAAAGGAATGGTCCATACGAGATAGGACTTTGAGAAAATCCTGAAGTCCTGAAGTGTCATGTTTGTGTCTAGTTCCAGCAAGATCATCCTGGGCAGTATCACCACAGAATATGATTCGTGACGAATCTCCGACTCGAGTAATAATACTATCGAGTTCGTGATAAGTCATACTTTGACATTCGTCTACAATAATAATAGAATTATCGAATGTTAAACCTCTAACGAACGATGACGTCATAAATTTGACTGAAGACTTTTGAGATAAGATACTCCATGCGTCTCCTCGGCCAAATAAATCATTAACTATATCAGCATAAGGTAAAGCATAAACGGCTTCTTTTTGCTGCAGAGTACCAGGCATAAAACCCTGTTCTCTTGTTTGGACTGCAGAACGTACAATTATAACTTGATGATAATTATCATTGCTTAGTATATCACATAAGCCTAGATAAAGACCACACATTGTTTTACCTGTTCCTGCTGTACCAATTGCAGCTATATTATAGCCTGCGTTATAGCTATCAAAAAAATGACCTTGGTTATCGGTTAAAGGATTGATTTGATTCATACTGAATTTAGTATCCATTCTTGAACCTTCTTTTTCCCTTCGCGCCATTTTTTTATCCTTAGATGATAAGCGACGTGCTCTTGACATAAAACCTCCTTTGCATCAACCGATGTAAGAAGCAATTGAAATTACTTCCAATCGTTGATTTTGTTTCCAGTGTATGATTTGTTTTCTTTCATTGATGTAAGTATATCACGAAAGCCTTGATCCGGTTTCATCCGTCCAAGACGCGCAGACTCAATCACGGGCTGTCCGCTAAGAATGATAGATTTTAAATGGGGGTTGTCTTTTTTGAACTGGTCTATTACAGACATCGACATGAATTTCTCGAATTGCTCACCAGTTTTTGTATCTTCAAAGGTATATGTAGGCATTAGTTTCCAATCTTATATTCCATAATAGTATTTATACGATTGATTCGTAGATTTCTTTCCAATTTTTAACTTTTACCAAATTATTATTTTCGTAATCTTTGTTAAAGTCATGTTCAATCAGAATAGATCTAAGTCCCATATCGAGTCCGCATTCAGCATTAGAAGGTTTATCTTCAACCCAAATACATCCGCTATCTTTATAAGGTAATAGTCCGTCGTCCTTATCGGCTCCACAATCCAAACATACCACTCTCTCAAATACATCTTTACCAAACAATCTTTCGAGATTCTGTTCTCTTAGTTTACCGGCATAGTAATCAGTACTGAGACTAGTAATACAATGAAAAACATAACCTTCACTATGGAGTTTCTTGACATATTTAATTGCATCCCTGAGTCCTGGTAAAAATCCGATTCTTGCAGACTCGTTAAACTGTCTTACAAGTTGTCTTGATTGTTCCTTTGTAATACCAAAGGTTTGTGCTACGTCGTACTGACCTTCTTCAATAACGGTATATCCGTTTTCATTCATGTACTTATAGAATGCATACTTCCAATCAAGGAGTACTCCATCGCAATCTACAAGGATTAGCTTTTCTGCTCTGTGGTCCATATTATTCCTGTTCATTATTAATTTATATAGATATTATAACACAGTTATAGTATCTTGTCAATAGTTTTATGAAAGAAAAGTTCTTTTATCAGACAATTTCTGCTTTTGAAGGTCTTTCCTTGCCTGATTTTTCTTTTTCTTTTGCTGCCGATCTTGTATCTTCGGTTCATACCAATCATCAGAATGAATGGTTGATTTGCGCTGCCGAGGCATAGCAATTTTCCTTATTATCTAAAGTTGAGTGGATCAGTGAATAGAGTTGGAAACGCCGCTTCGAGAGTCTTCTTAGTTAATCCTTTGATAGGTTTGTGACTAAGCATATTCTCTGCGAGGATCTTTGAATCTTTTGGATTCAGATCTTCAAGCAACTGTATAAACAATGCTTCTCTTCTATTCTTGTTGAGGTTGTCATATCCGCCACCTAAAAAGAATATTCGTAAACGTCTTGCTTCTCTATATAACATAGTATCAAGGTCAACGAGTTCGTTATCTTTAAACGGAGGTGGAGTATCTGGTAGTAAGAACTCGATATCTTCATCATAAATCAAACGAAGAACCTGTCTTAATGGAACAGTGTCGTTTTTTTGTAAGTGCTCGACTTTTCCTTTTACACTTTTTTCTTTTGCAGCACCATTGATGATATCTGCTATTGCTATTCTTAACATATTAAAAATCCTGTAAATCGCCAATCAAGTTTTTCAACTTTTGTTTGACGAAGTAATTGAATAAGTGAGACCTTCCCACCTCTTCTTGGTTATTATAAGCCTCAAGAATATTATCAACAAACTCCTGAGGTATCATTGTAAGATCAATCATTTGTTTATTACGATTATACCTTAATTTTGTTTCCTCATCCATTGCGTCTGGATCTTTGCTAAACAACTCAATACGCTTCTTAGTCATTGGCTTTTGTCTTTCACCAATAGCAAGACAATTATCAGGACTTAATATGTTTGGTACACCGTCACCAGTATCACCACGAAGAACATGTTCTGTTATATATTGCTGAGGATTCGCATGTCTTACCCATTTCTTAAGGACGGGATTGTATTGGTCAACGTTTGCGAATTTTTGTAATTGAATAAAGTCCTTGTCACCAGATAGAATCAGAATCTTTTCAGCTCCTGTATTCAATTCAGTACCATGTTCTATACACATAGTAGCAATAATGTCGTCAGCTTCACAGCGGTCAACATAAACT